GTCATTGTGACCATTCGGATTCCTGGACAGATAGGATCAGTTCCTCCGCCTACTGCTTGTCGCTATTCTTTGGCAACTTGCTCTCGTAATAAATAACCTCACGGATCATCTTATCCTTATCCGCAGCCCACTCAAAGATTTCCCCGTAGGAGTGGGATCCGTTTCGGATGCCAAGTAGTTCCTCTGCATCAGGTCGGCGGACGATTACCCGACCAGTCTCCATGATCTCCTGCCCCATGCGAAGCAGGCGAACCAGGTGCATGGCATGTTTTGTATTCCCGTGGAATGACATCTTCCCCTTGTTCCGGGTAACCAAGGTCTCGTTAGGGACACTGAAACAAACGACACTCTCGTTCACCACATCTTCCGAACGAATATGGTTACGGGAATAGACGAACTCTGTGTTTTTATCATTTCTGGAAATGTACACTTGGTACATTCCGTGCTTGGCCTTGTAATCCCACACCTTGGCTGTGTGCCCGGCATAAACCGACAATGCCTGAACATCCTCTGCGAGTGCCCTGCTGGTTGTGTGGTACACCCTGCTGAATTTTCGGTCAGACCCGTCCCCGGCGATCAAGACATCCAAGAGTAAGTCGGCTTGCCGCCTACTCAACTTAAACACCCATCTTGGTAGCTTCTTGTGCTCAGAATATTCACCGCACCAACTTTTCAGCGTTTCTGCGTAAGCTGGGTTATAGAGGTTGTAGGTATTTTCTGTACGGGCCTTTCTCTCGTGCTTGTGGCACCGGAGCGTACCGTTATCAACCAAGGGATCTACAAAAGCACACAGGCGGCCACCCGCAAGTTGACTGATGGAAACCCCCTTGACATCACCTTTGTCATTTTTAAGAAGACTCCCTTCAGATACGTAACTCCCCATTATTACCAATTCATCATCTGTATATCCAACCAGATCAGTCGGCGGTGACGAAAGAGACCTCAATTGCACAAACTCTTTTGGTAATTTTTCGAAAGGAACAAATCCTAAGTCGCCACTTGTCCCTCTCTTTCTTGACCTCGGGGCCACAAACATTCGATGGTTTCCCGTCACAACGCACTTAGTGTCTTGCGTTTCAAGTGTGTACAGTTTTCCAGAATAAGGTTTCTTTACCCGGTCAAAGAATTTTTGGAACTCCAGTTGTTGAGTGGTCCCATTCACCGTAGCCAACATGTCACTCGATGTTATTTCATCATAGAACTTAAATCCGGAATCGGTTAAAAATTCAGTGTCTGACTCCCGATAGCAGTCGTATCCGTACTTTTCTTCCAGTTCATGCCGCGAAGGGTTACGGTTCTTAACCCACTGCCAGTAGTTGTGGTGTTTGTCCTTCGCCACAACGTGATCCTGACGCATATACTTGACAATCAACAGCGGTGACTGCTTTTTCACAGCTTCCGGGATGTACTCGTATTCCAGCTTATGGATCGAACCATCCTGATTGAACATCGATCCAACATCTTCTCGGTGATCCGGCACAACACCGTAGATGTCCGCGCCAAAAGGGACCAAGGTGCATACGCCGGACATGTTGTTCAGCTTACGCATAAAATCTTCGTGCTTCAACACCTTCACATCCAGATAGCTCTGCACCAAACGGAAGAACTCTAGTTGGGTAGGCTTAGCTTCTGGCATCGGGTTGCTGATATGCTTGTTGTGACCCCTGATGCGCTTCAACTGCGCCATCGCATAGTCGCCGAAGCGGAAAGCAACGTTTTTGTTCAGCAATTTTGGTAGGGAAGACCGCAGATCATCCCACGCCGGGTGTTTGTAGAGGGTAGCTTGGTCATCAGTGAAGCCAAGTTCAATGATGTTTGGGTTCATGTCGCAGAACAGTTTCATAAAGTTGTTCAGTTCGTAAACCTTACCGTCCTCTTCGTCCTCGATCCCCATTTCACGGAGAGTTCGGAACGGGGCGCGGATAACCCCCGGTCGGGCCACGATGATCCCACGGATGTCCGTGTCGCTAGTCGGCGTCGCCGTCCCATACGCATGGGATCCGGAGAGACATAGCATCAGCACCTTCGACACGTCTTTGTGACTTTCCAGCTTCTCGACGATACTTTTTACCCTTTCACTGGTCACAATGGTGTTTTCCATTAATCCTCCGGTTGTGCAGTTACTGATCTGTGTACCACCCGGTCTAAGGCTCCCGGGTGAAGTTCTCAGATGGCGTTCAGTCTTTCGTTACAGGCATTGAACACCGTAAAACACCAACGCGGTGATCATACACAGGGCATAAAAAGCTCCGAAGAAATGCTCCCCGTAGGTGTATACCTTTACCTCCCCTGCTCGGGAAATAGATAGAATGTAACCCACGAGCAGGGTAGAGCAGTGGACCACCAACATGCTGAATGCCAATGCCCCGGGTGCCCACAGGTATAGAGAGTACATCAGGTATGCTGAAAATACTGACATCAGGGTTTTGACCAAGAGTGGTCCGAAACTCAGTTTGTTATTTTGCAAAGCCAGCGGATTTTCATTTCCCTTTTTCTTTTCCTCTAAGATTTTCATCACCACCACACTCGCCATGTTCAAGCAGAGGCCAAGTGTAAAGATAACCATCAAAACGATGTACTGCCAAGTTGGTGCCGCCATTATAATTTCTCCTCTAAAATATCAGTAATGAGACCAGAGATCTCGAAAGGTTCCAACTCCTGGACGTCGATCAGTCTCTTGAGCCGATTGATAACGAAGTCCTTCTTCACAAACACGTCCGACAGGTGTTCAATGTCCTGCTTGCCACGCACTCCGCTGACCAACTGTTTGTATCGTAGGTGTTCAGTGTATTCTTCACGGGAAATATCTGTCAACATCTTCCCAGCTTCCAGTTTCAAAAATACAGTCCCCTGGTCCCAGTCGAACCCGTTGTGGGCAGACTCAACACCAACGCGTGGGGTTCCGCCGAGGGTAACGAACCCTTTATCGATCTGCACCGCCACTTTGTCTTCCGGATTACAGTTCAGCAACTGCTCCATCAAATCTTTGACTTTCATCACTTACCCCCGAATATTTTACGGGCCAGTTTTTCGTTACCAATCGTACTCATCCATCCCCAGCTGATAATAGTCACCACCCAGACAATGACATAAAGCAATATCAACAGGGCCCAGCCGAAAGGCCATAGAACTGCCATCAGGAACCAACCCAGCATCAGGGACCTCCAATCCACGTTATTATGGTTCAGCGGGTCCAGCAGGTTTCCATCCGATTCACGGAGGAAGGGCAGATAAAACCCCTCTTGACGGAACTTGATCAGGATGAACCAAGCGGCTGCACTAATACAGACGCCAAAGAGGTAAATGGGAATCGACATTTCCTTCCTCCACTCGAATTTTATGTATCTTCGACTTAACCTCCGACAAGGCCATCGCCACGTATTTTATTTTTGTTGCCCTAACCTCTTGGGAGACAAGTTCCCCACGCCCTGCCAATCGTTCAGAGATCTTTTTACATTTTTCAGAGATCTCGTCTTTATACTTGTGGAGTTTTACAACACCCGCCCACAGTATAACCTCTTGGTCATAAGGTTCAAGCATTTTATCTGGGCCTCTCCCCCGGGCATCGCACAGGCAAGCCTCCATGAATTTCATCGCGAAGCTATAGTCCTTGTTCGCCCGGATGCGTACCATAAGGTCGAAAACCTTGCGGGGAGACATATCTGCAATCCGATGAAGGCGGGTGTGATCCTCGCAGACCCGCAAGGCAAGTGCTTTCCACAGATTGGGAACACCAAACCTTTTACCCAGGCTCTCAACATAGGGCAACCCCTCCTCCTCGTGACCGTGAAGATGACCACGTTCAAAAAACTGAACCTTCCCCAAGTCATGGCACAACACCGCCCACTTAACTTCAGGGCTAGACTTCAGTGACTGTGCATAGTCCAAGCATAAGAGCGTATGTACGTAAGCATCACCCTCCGGGTGGTGTACCGCAGGCTGCAACGCCCCCCGGAGGTTCTCCACCTCAGGCATTTCCCCAAGATTGCAAAGCATGTCCACCATTAGTGATGGTCGGTTATCAAAACTTTGGTCTTCGAAGCATTTGCGGATCTCCGCCATCTTGCGCTCTTTCGGCAGTGCTGCCAATTGAGGGGCCGCTTCTTTAGCGCAATACATCGTAGCAGGGTCGATTATGAACTTTCCGCCGAACCGTGAGTGCAGACGGGCCAAGCGATAGGTCCGTAGCGGGTCATCACGCATCGTATTCACAGTGGTCTGACGGAGAATTCGGTGCTTAATATCCTGCCTTCCGCCGAACG